CTCCGCGGAAGAAATGGCAACCCCATTGTTGAAGATGATGGAGGGAGACGTCAATTTGAGAGAGATCGTCGACGACTCCGATCACGCGTTTATAGGTCAAGGCGAAGCTAAGTTCAACGGAGACATGGAGAACAAGATTAAGAGGTGCATGACGTCGTGTAAGGACTTCGTGGGTCAGTTCGGAGTTTGCCCCGACAATCTGGAGAATTGGATGAGATCTTGCCTGGGCAGAAACATCATGACCCCGGAAGCCATATTCGCCGTGATGCCTCAGATTTACATGGATGCCTCATTGATATTTCGCGACATGTTTCCTTTAGGCCTGACCGGCGAGGTCGAACCCTCGATATCCGATCTATGGGAAGTTCTCGCTCAATACTCAGCATCTGAAGTCGAGGTGGCCAGTGTGGAGGCCAAACACGGAAAGGATCTAGACTCCGCCGAAACTGGTCAAATGCGGCTGAACGCCGGACTCAAGACTCACTTCAAGACCAAGGGCGACGGAAATAGCGCCTCCGAGCTACAAAAATCTCAAGTAACTCAGTTCTTCACTCCGGGCTCGGTGTTCCACGCAGCCTATTGGGGCAAGGCGCTCAGGAGATTTCTGCGCTTGAACATCAGGCCGAACTTACTCATAAATCCTTGTATGCCTCCGACCGAGGTGGCAGCGTGGTTCAGCAAGTACACGGAGAACGTCAAGGACAAGAGAGTTCTCGATTACGACGTCAAGAAGTTCGACAAGTCGATCAGAACTCATTATCTCATGTTGTTCAGCATGTTGCTGGCCTTTTGCGGCATGCCTGAGAGTATAGTCTTCGAGTCCCTGGAGATGTGCTTCGGAAAAACCACGTCGGACGGCAGGGGCAACCGCATGCGGATTTGGGCTCAAGTGTGCAGCGGGGTTTGGTCCACGATTCTCGGAAACGGATTCATGAATTACTGCATGTGTCTCAAGGGCGGTTTGTTTCATCCGGGTCAAACCGGCGTTTTCGAGGGCGACGACAGCCACATCATCGGGACCAAGCCTGCCAACATTGGAGCCCTAGTCGCCAGATTGAATATGAATTGGGGAGTGGAGATCACCGAGGTGGCAGATGGAGCCTCTTACTTCTTGGGTCACTACTTGATCAACACCGACGAGGGTTTTCTAGCAGTGCCGGATTTCATGAGAATTCTCGAGAAATTCACATCCATCAGATCCCATGTGGATTATCAGGCTATAGTGCAGTCGTGGATGGACACACGACAGCTCTTTCATCAGGATTTCAACGACGAAGAACTCGCCAGGATGGCCATTCTCAAATATTCTATGAAATCTCCGTATGCTATGTCAGATTGTCTCGGCGCCATCGAATTTCTCAGGTATTACGATCCGCTCACAGAGGACTTATCATTCACACACCCGGTTGTCGGCAAACAGCTTAGACGACTTTTCACGGGCAAGCACATATGATTTATAAACCTTCACCATGTTACGACGTTGTCGTGTTCTAGGGATTTG